AAGGTGATGATCCTATGATTATGATAGAAGCCTCATACGATGGCGGGAGGTCATGGGATGAGGGAACATGGATGAGGATAGGTAGGCAGGGCGAATTTAATATAAAAGCAGAATGGTATAGCATGAAAAGCTTTTATGATATGACAGTTAGGTTAACCACATCAGATCCTGTCGCGTTTAATCTATATTCTGCTGCCATTGACTTAAGGCTAGCAGGCAGATGAGCGTTCTAGTCAATCCGCCTCCGCAATTAAAAATTCCAGATAAGTTTTTTAATGACCCTGAAGTAAGGTCATATTTTGAAAGGCAGAATACTATTCTGTTCCAATTATGGCAGAGGTCAGGCGGTTCTCGCGATGCAGTAGCAGGAAAGCAGGTGGTTATAATAGCGGGTAATGATTTAACGCTTGATTCATCTGCTTATGGTGCGTTAATAATAGTTGAGGCTGACACGGCTCCAGTAGAGATAATTCTTCCTTCTATAACTAGTGATACTGTCGGGGAAACTGTAGACGTTGCAATATTGGACGCAACTTTTGATGTGACAGTCACTTCTGGCAGTGGTGATACTGTTTTTGGGGAGCCTTGTGTGATTATGAATCAGAAGTTTATGTCTATACAATTCACCACTATTAGCCAAAACGTGTGGATAGGAACATGAGCTTAATACTGTTACCATTAAATATTTTAAAAGATGCTGTTTTAGTTGAGCAAAAGTTCGGCACTGGCTTTGTTATTGAGGATGGTGGAAACTCTATCACGGTTGATGATGGCGGAGGATCTATAACAGTCGATGATGGTGGTGCATCTATCACGGTTGATACTGATGGCGCTCCCTTAGATATTGTGTGGGGTGCAGGTGATATTACCCTTGATGCATGGGGTAGACCAAAAGCATCGTTAGATCAGAGTTTATTTCATGGCTTGTGGACGTTCGATATCTCGCCTTCTATGTGGTCGGCAGAGCTTAACGGAGTTGCTGAAACAGCCTTAACAGCGGCAGACGCTAATGGGATGTATAGTGCAAACGGTGCTTTGGTATTAGATACCTCAGATGCAAATGTAGTTAGCACAGTTGAGGTTCATAGCCGTAGGCATCCACGTTATCAGCCAAATAGAGGTCACTTATACTCAACTGCCGTTATTATTCCAGGCGCTGGGAATGATGGAGAAGTAGACTTTGGTTTATTCAATGATGAGAATGGTATTTTCTTCAGGGTAAAAGCAGATGGTTTGTTGTATTCCGTTAGACGGTCAGGCGGTGCGGCAGATGTAGAGGAGCTAATCAACACTTCTAGCGTAATTGGTTTTGATTTAACTAAAGGCAATGTTTACGACATTCAGTATCAATGGCGCGGTGTCGGTAATTATAAATTCTTTATAAACTTACAGCTTGTTCATACGCTGTCATTACTAGGCACGCTAACGACTTTAACTATTGAAAATCCTGCTTTACCAGCATCGTATAAATGCACAAAAGGCGCTACACAAGATGTGTCACTTCTTGCTGGTTGCGTGGATATAACTTCTGAAGGCGGAAAATCAGGGCGTGAGCAATATGGCTCGGCAATAGGCTCTCAGGGCGGCAATAATACAGATTATCCTATAGTTTCTATCTATAATCCGCTTACTATTAACACAAAGATCAACACTAGAGATTTAAGGTTTGCACGAGTAACTGCAAGTTCTACAGCGCGAGTTACTGTCAAGGTGTGGCAATCAAACACCCTTGCTTCATTGACTGGCGAAGCATTCGCGGCAATAGGTAATGGCTCGTTTGTCGAGGTTGATACTGCTGCAACCGCTATAGTGGCCGCTAATGCTGTGCAGACTACAGAGTTCAAAGTAGAGGCAAACTCATCGACATTTGTTGACAATCCAAGTCGAGATACTATTGATTTTTATCTGACTCATGGAGATATTGTTATTATTACATACACAGGCAATGCAACTGTTGACGCTGTTATAGAATGGGGGGAGGAAATTTGACCACTTTAGCTATAGGCGGCGCATCAGATAAATTACTGGTCTATACTGACAACAACGGAGTTGAAAAAAGATGTATTATAGCTAATATTTTTAGCTACCATGACGCCTCAAATGGAGGATATTTCATTGAATTAGGAATAGGCAGCGTTAGAGATAGGCTAAACTTTGATACACAATTAGAGCTTAATAATGCTATTGCACTACTAGATAGTCTATTTTGATGATGGTAAGAGAAATAACCAATATAGAGCATATAAAAAAAGTTCTATGTCATCCAGAAATATACGATCTAATCAATGATGACAATAGTCCAGCGGTTGAAAATATAGAAATACCAATAAGCAATGAATACCAATATATAGCGGGTTATGTAGATAATGACATTATAGCTATAATGATTTATCATACTAACAATAAAGGTATTGAATTACACATTCAAGTGTTGCCTGAATACCGAAAAGAATATGCAAGAGAGTTTGCGCGAATAGCTTTAAAGTTCGGTGAAGCTAAAAACGCCATTATTTATTCCGAAATTCCAGAATGTTACCCAAACGTTATTAGTTTTGCTAAAGAGTTTGGATTTATTGAGACTGGAAGCATCAAAAACGATTACATCAAAAACGATGTAAAACATGATGTTGTTATTATGAGGATGAATTAATGGGTTTTGTCAGAAAATTAACGGGGTCAGGTGTAGCGAGCGCTACATTACAAGGAGCTGAATTACAGGCTGAAGCGGCTGAAGCGGCTGCCCAAAGATTCGAGCCATTTAGAGAGTTAGGTTTAGGCGGAATAGAGCAGGCTGGATTTTTAACAGACCCGCAACAACAATTTGATTTCTTGCAAAATAATCCTTTATTTGATCTTGCATTACAAAACGCTAATACACAAACAAATCAATCAGCGGCAGCTAGTGGCAGGTTAAGCGCTGGTGATACGCTCCAACAGCTAAGTAATAATGTTTTACTGGCTGCTAGCCCTCTTATACAAAGCCAAAAAACAAGCATAGCCGATCTATTGAATATAGGTTCAGGCACGGCGGCGGCTCAAGGTGGACTTGAAACAGACGCGGCAGCCGCTATAGCTGCTGGGAAAGTGGGGGCAGCTAGTGCTGGTCAGCAGGGCGCTGCAAATATAGCAGGATTAGGCACGACTTTGGGTGGAGCTGCGATATTTGCGTCAGATAACAGGCTAAAAGAAAACGTAAATAAAATAGGATCAGAAAAAGGCCATAATATTTACTCGTGGACATGGAATAAGATAGCAAATTCACTAGGCTTATTTGGTGATTCTTTCGGAGTAATAGCTCAAGAAGTGCTTAAAATACATCCTGATGCTGTTGTTACAAATGGCGAATACATGAAAGTTAACTATCAAATGCTAGGTATCAATCATGGCGGTTAGACCAGAAATAGCCCTACAAGGCAGAATGACTGATGTTGGTCAGACTTTTTCCAATGCTCTTTTGAATGTTAGTCGGATCAGTCAGCTAGCGCAGCAAGCAAAAGATGCCCCTTTAAGGGCTAGAATCTTAGAGGCTCAGGCTCAAACCACCGAGGCCGGTGTTCCAACTCAAGAGGCCCGATTCAATGCAAGGCAGCAGCAAATTATTAAATCTCTTGGTGTTGCCGGACAGCAGATAATCCCTGATTTACAAGCTGGAAATATTACTAATGTAATATCAAGTTTGCAGCGCAGAAAACTTGACTTAGAGCGCGAAGGTCTTCCAACTGATGAAACAGACGAAGCCATACAGTTGGCACAAACAAACCCGGGCGAGCTTTTAACTCGCTCTCAGCAGGCTGTGGAATTAGCATCTCAAATAATACCAGCTAAAACAGGAGCGTCTGCAAGAGCATTTGCCCCGCAAACTGACCCAGTTACTGGAGAGCAAAGCTCCATAGTATTTTCTCCTGAGACAGAGTCATTTACACGAACTGTAATACCTGGAGCAAAACAGCTTACGCCATCAGAAAAAGCTAAGCTAGGTGTTGAATCTGTTGCGCTTGAAGAGAGAGCCAAGTTAACAGAAAAACGCGCATCTACTATTAAGCAGGAATTATCTGAAAGAAATAGGAATGCAGCACGATCTGCAAGAACAACCAGAAAGGCGCTGACGCTGGCTAAAACAGCTAGTCAAGGGCTGTCAGGCTCTACAAAGTTACGTTTGAGTAGATTGGTGCCTGGTATTGATGTAACTGATGAGGCTGGGCTAGATTCAGCACTAAAAGAACTGTCATTACAGCAATTGCAGAACTTTAAAGGGCCAACAACTGATTTTGAGTTCGGTGTAACTGAGGCGATAACAGGCACAATAGGTAATTCTCAATCAGCTAATGAAGCAAGAATTAAATCCCTTGATCGTGCCAATTGGTTTAATCAAAGAGAGCAGAGTCAATTCACTAAGCATGTTGGCTCAGGAGGTGACCCAGACACATTCAGATTTAATTTTGGTGAGCCTATTAGAACTAAAAAAGGCGTGTTTACTCTGCAAGATATACAAGATACAGCGGTTCAAAACACACTAACCATTGAAGAAACAATTAAGAGCTTGAATAGATAATGGCTGTTATAAACCTAAATACCGGCGCAGTTGAAAAAGATCAGCCTGACATAGCTCAGGGCGCATCTAATCAGCCTGCTATAAATGAGCAGGAAAAGCCATCAGGTATTATAGATTTAAAAACTGGAAAATTTGTTTCTGAGCAACCTACTGCCGGTGAAACAGCAAGAGGTCAAGGAGGTATTTTAGAGTCTGCTGATAGGCCGACAGGAATAGGTGATTTTTTCACTGGTTCAGAAAGGATAGCGGAAACCCCAGAGCTTGGTGAGTTGCCTGAATTTGGAACTACACCAGAGGGTGAGACATTTAAGATTGCGCTTGGTATGTTGTCTACATTTAATCCAAAAGCACAACAAGATATTATACAAGAGCAAGTTCCAGAGGCAGTTTTTGAGCAAACACCAGATGGATCAACAATTATCGAGGTTCCAACACCAGAAGGTGGTGTGCGTAGATCGGTATTAAATGCCCCTGGTTTCTCAGCGCAAGACGTAACAACAGCAGCGGCTCAAGTTTTATCATTTCTTCCGTCCGCTAGAGCAGCATCATTTGGTAAGAGTGTTTTACAAAAAGTTGCTATTGGCTCAATAGGTGCAGGAGCAACAGAACAAGCACTGCAAGAGACTGGCGTTGCATTGGGTAGAGAAGAAAGAGACCCTACAGAAACAGCTATAGCTGCTGTCACAGGCGGACTTGCTGAAGCAGTAGTGCCAGCAGTTCAAGCATTTAGAGGGTCAAGGCAGGCCGCTAAAGTTGGCGCAGCAAGGCAAGAGATAGATCAAGTAGCTGGAAATGTAAGAGCAGCACAAGAAGCTAGCGAGCAAACAGGAATACCAATATTTCAAGCTCAACAGACAGTTGTTCCTGCACAGTTAGAAAGACAGGCCTTTGTTGCTAATCTTCCAGCTGGTACAAAATCTGCTGTTCAAGGGCTAACAAAGCAAAATAAAGCGGCCGGTGATGCCGTTGAAACTTTCTTAAGTCAGATAGCACCACCGGAATCTATTGTAACTGGGCCTGAAAAGTTTAGAACGGCGGCTATTGCGTCAATAAACAAAGCTAAAAATATTAGATCAGAGAAGGCGTCACCTTTATATAATCAGGCATTTCAAGAGGGTGCTGTTGTTGATCTTGCACCAATTAGATCAAATATTATTGAAAAATTAGATGATTTGCCAGATTCTGGCGAAATATCGGGTTCTCTAAAGCGTGTTTTGAAACTAATTAAGGAGCCAAAAAAAGGTGTTAATCCGTCTTTAAAGCGGCTGCATAATGCGAAAATTGAAATAGATCAAATGATAAACAAGGTTGGTGAAGGATCTGTAGGAAACACAACAAAAGCAGAGCTTCGTGATGTTCAATCTATTTTATTGAATCAGATAGATGATGCCAGTCCAGCATATAAAGAAGCAAGGCGCGTGTTTTCTGAGGCTTCTCCGCCTGTCGTAAAGGCGCAAGACTCTATAATTGGTAAGATTGCAGAATTAGATGATACTCAATTAAAGCAAATACACGCTAAAATATTTGATCCAGCTCAAACAAACCCTGAAATAACGGCTCAGGCAAAGAAAGCGATAAAAGAAATAGACCCTGAAGCGTGGGATCAGATGATAAGAATTGAGTTAGAAAAAAGATTAGGTTCTATTAAGTCTATAGCTGAGGAAGGTTCTGTTGAGAATGTTCCAGGTCAGTTTTTTAGGGCTTTATTCCCTAACGAAAAAAGCAATAAGGCTTTGTTTAACTCATTAGATGGTGAGGCAAAGAAAAACCTTAAATACCTGCAAACATCATTAAAAAGGGCTAGCTTAGGACGTCCAGGTGGATCACAGACCGCAGCAAGAGAAGAAATTAAAAGAGAGTTAAGAGGTGGCGTATTTCAGTCATTTAGAGACTTATTCAGATCTCCTATTAGCACAATAACCTCTGTTGGTGAGGATGCTATGTTTGATAAACGAGTTAGAGCATTATCAAAAGCATTGTATGATCCTACATGGAAAGCCGAAATGAAGAAAATTAGAAAATTAAGTCATAAAAGCCCTGCTGCTGGACGTGCGTTCACTCAGTTGATAAATGATATAGAAGCAACAGAAAGACCAGAACAGGAGCAGAAATAGTGGCATATGCACCAATAGCACTAACCATACCGCAATACGATAAGTTAACCTTGGCTAACTGGTGGCTGAAAGCTTATGATCAAGGCACCGTTACCCCGTTAAGCATGGCAACAGATGCCGCTGCTGGTACTTTATTGGTAAAAGCAGAATTAGATACAGAAGGATTCCCGATTACAGCAGGAAGCGCAAGATTTATCCCGTTTATTAATGGTGATTACGATCTTTGGTGCTTTCCTACTGCTGCTGAAGCTGATGCAAACGATACATCAAATGCAATACAATTTGCTGACAATTTAAACGCTGATCCGCAAAATGCAAGCGCTTCTGCAACCGGCTACACCGTGGCAAATAAGGCAGCCGCCGTATTGTTAACGCCTGTCTCTGGTAAGTCTTTGGTCGTTGAAGGCAGTGATGGCGGATATTTTGTTGCAGCTGTTGGCGCATCTCCTGCCACCTACTCTGATTCAAGCTCGTTATATTGTGGAACAGTGTTTATACCAACAGGTGGGGATGGATCAACCGCATGGGTTAGGCCACAAACAGATGGCGTAAATGTTAAATGGTTTGGCGCTAAAGCTGATGGCACTACTGATGACAGCGCAGCAATAGAGGAGGCCACTGTAATAGCTAGAGTCTCAAGAGGTAAAGTATTTTTCCCTGCAAATGCAGACGGGCAAGCTGTTTATGATCACGCTACTACATTGACTATAGGTGCGTCTGATGTTGTTTTTGAAGGCGAAACAACGGGCGTTAATCTTAATTACACGGGCACAGGTACAGGTGTAATTATAGATACTACTACCCAGCGAGAGCGCTGGGGAATAGTTAATATATCACTAATCTCAAGCACAGGAGCCATTGCTCTGGATTTCACATATGGCAACTATGGCGTATCTAGAGATTTTGAAATAGCTTATACAACGGCAAGTGCAAAATTAATTTATGCAATAGGCCAAAGTGGGAACGGGCCTTATTTTAACGCTTTTGACGGGTTTACTTTATTTGGTGACGCTGGAAGAACTCAAACAGGAATATTCCTTGGCCCTGATTCATCCGGTAATTTAGCAGACGGGCCAAATGCTAATATATTTAGCAATATTAAACGTGCTGCAAGCTTAAATAGAGGACTTGATTTAATAGCAGGAACAGGAAACCTATTCTCAAACTTCGGCGGTGAATCAATTAAAGACGCATTAATGGTTCTTAATGATGTAGCTAGCTTTGCTGACTCAGGAACATCTACCAGCACAACGACAGGAACATTAGTTGATACAAGCAAAACATGGTCTGTTGTAGCAGGTGATGCGCTTAATTTTACAAATGATACTGTAACTCTTACGTCTGGGTTACCTGGAGAGAGTAGACGCATAGTTTCAAATACAGTGGATACATTGACGCTTGATAAGCCGTGGTCTCAAAATCCAGGTGCCACCGTAACCTATACAATATCTGAGGGTAAAGCTGTAAAGAATATGTTTGTTAATGTAAGACAAGAAGGTCTAGCCTCAGATAATCCAGACGGGATAAGAATAGAACCAGGCGCTCGTGGCAATGAAATATCCCAAATTGAGATAGGATCACTAGGTACGGGTGTTGTTATTGATGACCAAGGACAAGACCAAACAAATAAAGTAAGGCAAGGTGATCTTGTTGTCTCTCAGTATATAATTGAAAATCCAGGCGCAAGCACTACAATTGAATTAATTATCAGAAGTGGCGCAGATGGCGGGATCAGGTCAGGCTCTAATATGTCATTAGAATATGCTGAAATGTTGAGCCCTAATTTTGTGACAGGTACAGCTATAGCTACGCTAACAGTTGATCATGGCGGGGCCTCAACTGGCGCAGGAACAGAAACTCAAGTTTGTGTTATAGATGATTTCAATTCTAAGCAATGCTATGTAAGTGGTGACAAGGTTATGAGATCAACAACAAACAACGGAATTTATGCAAGCTTAACTACTAACGCAAATGTTAACGCAGCATCTGATTTTATTGTAAATATTGCTTATCGGGTAAGTTAATAGAGAATAAAAGACAATGTATAATGATTTACGATTTAATTTAAGAGGATAATATTATGACTGATCAACCAGGGCCAAGCGGCCTAGGATTTTCATTAGATGTAGAATCTAATGAGCGCGTTCCTAACAAAAGCTCAGGTGGTGCAATTCATACGGCAGACGGGTTTAAACCATCGAGCTATAGCCCTGATTTAACAATGGACGCAACAGGTGAGGCTATTGCTTTGGCAACAGGCGTTAAACTTGGCGCAGGTCGAGTACATATTGTTAATAACGGGGCTGCTACAGAGGCTATACGTGTTGTATTTGGCACGAGTGAAGCTAATGCGTTGGCTAATCTAACTATTGTAGCAGGTGCTGCTACTACAGGGTATTACATGCCCTCTAATGTTGATATATCAGGCGCAGGAATAGCCTTATTAGGTGTTCCAGCTTTAGCGACTTATGTTGCTGCTGGCCCTGCTGTAGCTGCTGATACTCAGTTAGTCTCAATTACTCAAGGGGTATAACATGGCTCTTTATTATGTTTCTGCTGGCGTAACTGTTCCAGCCGCTACACACGCAAGTATAACTGCTGTTAATGCTGATGCTGGGATTACATCTGGTGATACGGTTTATTTTAATCGAGCTGAAGTATTTGGCGGTGCTACATTAATCGGTGATGCAGGTGTTACTTATGATGCTTATGGTACTGGTGTAGATCCTATTATAGATGGCGAAGAATTAAGAGACTGCATGACGGTTGGTACAGCTAGCAATGTAACAATACAAAACCTTGAGTTAATTGATGGCGTAAGATGCCTTCTTGTAAGTGGCACAGGCACAGATCTTAATGTTAATAATTGCGTCATCAGAGGCAGCGCAACAAATGCCGTAACAAGCGAATGTGTAGAGACTATATCCACAGGAGCAGGGCATACTTACACAGATTTAACTATTTACCAGCCAAATAATGCAGCCACAAGCAAAGGCTTTAGATCATTAAATAACGATTGTATTTTAACCAATGTTGCAATGGTTGGCGTAGCTGGCTCACTTGCTTACAATGCTTTTGAATTACAAACCTGTACTGTTGCGCTTAATAATTGCTCAATCACTAATTGGCTAGCTAGGGGTGGCGCAACAGGAAGATTGCTTTATGCTAGAGAGGCCGTAATTACATCAACAGGGCTTACAGTCACTGATAGTGATGGACAGCTTTATATTGATGATGTAGTCGGTGGTTCAGATGCGACCTTTGATGTTTTAAATACATCGGGCATGACTGGGATTATTCAAACGCTTGTTAATTGTACTTTAGAGGTTAAGTCAGGAACATGGGATTCTGCTTTTTCTGGTGTTGGTGATTCAGTTACGATTAGCAATGTTAATACCACCGAGACTATAACGCTTAATAGTGGGTTAGTTTTAGCGGCTATGACAGATGTAGCCGTAACAGGAGCGGGAATTGTTGATTCTGCCACTACATCTACATTAACAAGGTGCTCATCAACTGGAGCCACTAGTAGCGGAATAGCGGTAGCAGTTGGTTCAACAACTCTATATAACTGTTCTTCATCAACCGCCGCAGTAAATGGGCTATTTCAAACTGCTGCTGCTGTTGTTGTTGACTGGTTTGGTAACTATTCAAGTAACTTAAATGATGGTGTTAGCGCAAATAATACAGGCTCTGTTAATTGTCATGGCACAACGTGCAATTTAAACGGTGATGCTACTGTTTCAGCATCTGGTGACGGGTTTACGGCACACGATACAGCGACTTTTAATATGTATGGTTGCGTTGCTTCTGGCAATTTCAAGTCGGGTTGTGGGATGGTCGGAACTTCAACAGGGGTAATATATAATTGCAGTTTTTATGACAATTATGAAAATACTGTAGTTAGTAATCACGGTATTTATATTGATGCATCCGGTGGATGGACTATTAGGAACTGCATAACAGAAAATCACACGCTAGAAATATTTGTAACGGCTGCTGCTGTACTTGGTGGAGTTACTATAGATTACGGCTGTTATAATAATACTCGTGTTACAAATGCGTTTAGCTGGAACGGCACAGAATACAATTGGGCTGATTATCTAACAAACTCAAACCAGGATGCAAATAGCTTAAATGCAGACCCGTTATTCACAGATAAAACTAACTATGATTTATCGTTAAAGGCAGCTAGTCCATGTGTCGGTACTGGTGTCACTGGATTAGGCTACTTTGTAGGCTCTGATGGCGAGCCGTATTCTAGCTTTGGAGTTGATATGGGCGGCACAATGTCTAAGCATGGTCCATTCCATCCGGTCAATCTATGAAGCTATCAGATCATTTTAGCCTTGAGGAATTAGTTAGCCCTGACATTTACAAGCATCCAGCTATAGGTGAAAGGGCGGTAGACTTTATTAATGCTAACACAGTGCCCACGCTTGAGGATTTAAGGGGTGATTTCGGGCCGATAACGATTAATGACTGGTCATTAGGTGGTAACTATAAAAACTCTGGTTTAAGAGCGCCTAATAGCACGGTAGGGGCTGAATTTTCAGCACATCGCTTTGGTACTGGCTTTGATTTGAAGTTTAGCGAACATGATGCTGAGTATGTTTATTTCCATATTCTTAACCATCAGGATAAGTATCCTTATATACGAAGGATGGAAAATGCAGAGCGTACACGAACATGGCTACATATCGAAATATCTACAAATTCACGTGATGGTGATATAATCATATTTAATCCATAGGAGAAATAGTTATGGCAGGAAATAAAGGCCCGAAAAAGAGAAAAGGCAAAGGCAAGCCTAAATGAATGAATTAATAGATATACTCTCACTTCCACTATTAATAACATCTGGTTTAATCGCTATAATAGGATTTAACACTAAACATAGATGGATAGGGGCGGTATTATTTATTGAGTTTCTTATGATGACAGGCTATCAAGAGATTCTACTTGATCCAGAAAGCGGGGTTTATTTCTATGAATACACAGAAATGGCCCCTTTTTTTATGTATAAGATGTTAATTCAAGCCTTGTTTACGATGGGCTATATATATTTAGCAGGTAGAGGATTAGCGGTTATATCTGCTGCTATTATGGCAAACTTAGTCATTAGTGTTTGCTTGTCTTTGTATGATATGCAGGCGGTTTATTATGAGCATATAATGCTGTCTTTGTCTGTCCTACAATTAATTGTAGGCACAATGGGAGCTATTAATGGTCATTGGCATAATCTTAATAGCATTCTCCATAGTTTTGCTTTTCGCCGTCATAAGGGCTTATAGTGGAAGCAGAGCAGATACTGATAGATCACGATCTACTAGTGACGATAGCAATTAGTGTCACCGGCGCTCTATTTGCTTCTCTTGGCACGTTATCATTCTGGCTTGGCAGGCTTCTTTTAAACAAGTTAGATAGAAAGATTGAGACAAGATACGATAAACTAGATCAGAGTCTTGATACATGTCAAAAAGCTATAAATATCAAAGTAGACTCATTAATCGTATATGAAAAAGAAAACAGGGAATCAGCATATCACGCACACGATAGAATCACTCAGCATGTAGAAAAGCACCACACCAAGGATTAATATGAACACTGTAAATATTAATATCAATCTTAAGCTTGAATTAGACGCAGATGTTAAAGTCGTGGATGTAGTTGTTGAACCAATCATAGAGCCTGTTACACCAGTCATAGACCCACCTATTAAACCACCTGTTATAGCTGGTGATACTGTAAGAGTTACCGACTATATTAATCAGCCTCCAGTTGGTTTTGCTCGTAATGACTATTCCCGCAGACAGGCATTTAATGCCGATGAAAGCTTAATATTGGTTAAAGCTAAAGACGGATTCTGGCATTTATATGACGCTAATACGTTTGAGTATATAAAGAAAATAACATTAAGCGGTTCTGAGCCTCAGTGGAGCCCTACAGATCCAAAGTTACTGTACAAACTTAGCCATAAAGGCGGAAAGCTTATCCGCACACACAATGTTGTCACAGATTCCGTAAATGTAGTCGCTGATTTAAGCTCAGTTGAAGATATATGGCCTAATGCTGCAAGGTGCTGGACTAAAGAAGAAGGGAGCCCTAGCGCTGATTATCGCTTTTGGGGATTTCAGGTTGAAACAAGAGACTTTGAGCCGCTTGGTTTAATTGTATGGGATATGGATTTAGATAAGATTGTCGGTAGCTTTGACTTTGCAACTGATGGAAACGGAATAGGTAGGCCTGATCATGTAAGCATGTCTCCCTCTGGAAAATACATTATTCCTTCATGGCACGTACCAAACGACATTAAGAACAGATCACAATTGCCTTATGGATTGATGGCGTATAGCAGAGACTTCTCACAATCTGTTAACTTAGCAGGTTTAGGCCCACATTCAGATATTTGTCTTGATAAAAACGGGCGTGACGTAGCGGTTATATCCAATTATCAATCAGGTTTTGTAGAAGCGATTGATTGTGAAACCGGCGCAGTTAATAAACTATTCTCACTGTATGAGGGTGGTGGAAGTACAGCGATGCACTTCTCAGGCAAAGGATATAATAAGCCAGGCTATGTAATTATGAGCACCTACGCAAATAAAGGCGGCCTTCAATGGTACACGAACGGAATATTTCAAGTTAACATCGAGACAGGCGAGCATATTAAATTAGCCGATACTAATAATGTTGACGGTGGTTACTGGACAGAACCCCATGCGGTTGTTAATAAGGACTTCACTAAGGTTTTATTTAACTCAAATATGGGCCAAGCTGGTGAAGTTGATGTATATCAATTAAATATAGGGTAAATATTATGAAATATAATGGATTAATAAGTAAGTCACGTACATTTGACACAGCAGCGATTATTGCTGTATTAGGCGTTGTTGAGCAAACTTTGCCTATGGTTAAAGACCAATTAGACGGATATTACGGCATAGTGTTTATGGGAATATCTGTAGTCATGGTATTGCTGAGAAACGCCACTAAAGGCCCAGTGGGAGAAAAGTAAATGTTTTCCTTTATGAAGGGCAAATTATTAGCTTTTGGCGGTGCGCTTATCGGCATTATGGCAATTATCATAGCAGCCCTTAAAGCGTCTCTAGCGAACGAGAAGAGAAAAGCAGTAGAGCAAGAGCTAGAAGATGAGAAAGTCGCTAGAGAGCATTCAAATAAGGCCACTGAGGCACTAGTTAGAGGCGTTGATAATGAAAATAAGAACCCTGATAATAATCGCAATTACAAGTTTTGTGATTAGCTGCGGACAGGTTAAAAAGCCTATCGTTGTTGAGCTACCTTTGCCTCCTGCAATACCTGAGCATGACACATTAACTCAGGCAGATTTAGAGTGCTTAAGCGGTGAAGCTTTGGATAAGGTTATTTTATTGGATTTAAGACGTAAAACTCTACGCTCTATTATCCTAACAACCCATAAGCCAAAATAGCCCAAAACAATAAAGTCAGACCAAATACAATACACGTTGGAGTTGGAGAGTATTTTAGTTTATTTTTCATTAGCCCTTTCCTTATCAATTAACCTTCTTTTCTTTCCGGCGTCTCTTTTTCTACGATTTCTCAATCGCTTATTACACTTATTTAACATATGACTTCCCCATACATCGAGTTTTTCAGGCTTGTCTTCGCTCATATATCACCTAAAATTATTTCTCTTCATCTTTTGGTAATTTACCCATTTCACATACAAGTGACCGCATCTATTGCATACAACATGTGGCCCATGAGTACATTTAAATTCATTCCCACATTTCAAGCACTTAAATTCTCCTAATGTATTTATATATCACCTATTTAGTTAATTGTAACGCCTCAAGTAAGCATGCTTTGCATATTTCGGTTGTATAGCTTTCATAATCTTTATCTTCGCCTATCTCAACAACATCTATATTTTCAGCTCTGCATTCATAGCATATTGTCCTTGTCCATGATGTATTTCCTATTACTGAGTCAACGTCATCAGGAAATGGATTAACCCCTAATTTTTCAAGTCTATCTAATATTTCAAGCTTATCTGGCCATACGCCATCATAATTATATTGTTTTTTCCAGTTTTCAGCAGCTTTGTTTGCATTGCTCTCTCTTGTAATTAATCTCATTCTATCTCTCCACACTTAATATACTTACTAAACAAACTTAGGAATAAAATTACCCTGAGTACATCCTATTACCGGAATCATATTGTCGCCAACAACGTCACACACGAACGCACTTTTAATCTTGTTATACCAAAACTTATTATTAGAATTATTTGGGTTTACAAGAATATGATAACCGCCCCTAGTTTCTAATATCTTCCAACAATCCGAGCCTACAATATCAATTAATTTTAATTTAATATCCTCTAAAGACTCTTCCTTAGAATCAATATCAAAATCCACATACCTTGTATATGACTTTGCTTTTTGTATCTCAGATAAAGCAATTTGATGTAAATTATGACCGTTATAAGGCTCGCCTACTAAATGAGCTAGTTTTATAAGCATATTCCTTGAAGCGTTCGTTTGGCTTCTTGGATTAACTGTAATGTACAAGGCTAGTGATTCTTGTGGTGCCTCCATTCCTTTCAAATAATAACTTCCTAATTCGCACTCTAGCTGCTTTATTTTATGAAATAGCTTGTCTTTTGTAGATGTAAATCTTTTTAATTGAGTTTTATCTGTTTTTGAGTATTTAAGGTCAGGAGCATACTTCTTTCTAGCAAACAAAGCTAGATAGAATATCTCATGATCTTCTAACTCTGGCAGCCAATCAATAAAGTCAAGAAGCAGCTTTTTGCTTTTTACAATTTCATAATTCATTAAAAACCACCATCTGCAACTTGCATACAAGTAATTCCATTCCTTCGCCACATATTGACAACTTGATTTCTATCGTCAATAGCTGCATGAACTTTTCTATCTTTCAATATTTCATCAAGCATTGTCTGCTTAACCTCGAAATCAGGATCATATTTACGATCATTAGGGCGCATCATTAACTCTTTATAAAATACACCATGGTCTTTAAGCCATTTTTCGGTTATATTCCTATAACTTTCAGGCCTTCCTGTACAGATAATTACATGCCAGTTGTTCATAAAATACATATTGCATAACCCACATATAACGCTATTTGTGGTATCTTCGTCCATTGCGTCATAGAACTTATCAAAGTATTTCTTTTTTCCTTCAACAAAATGCCTTCTATGTTCACAATCAGCTAATGTTCCATCCATATCAAATATTACTGCTTGTTCTGGTTCGTCATATTTACCCATAATTCACCTCTTAAATTTCCACCCGCTAGGGCCATCAAGTGTTATCTCTACTAATACTTCGTAGTCAGTAAGATCATCAGAATCGCAAGCTTCAATTCCAGTGGCAAACATAGCGGAAGCTAACAACATGCCTAATACTATTTGTTTAATCATAATTATTTACTTTTAGTGTATTTATGCTGCTTTGCCGTTGTTAGATGATAATCTCCACATACAGGACACAAATAAGGCTTTAGCCTTTTAATGTCTTTTCCTGAATCACGGCCACCTAACCGCCTCCTTGTCCTTGATGATTTTTTGATAAAGTCAGCATCTTTTTTAGCGTCTGATTTGGTTTTGTAGCTTACCTTATTGCACATCTGTTAACTCCTTTATCTTCTGTTTATAGCGTGCCTTAAGCTCTTTTAGCTCATCTATCGTATATTTAATAGCATCATGAGGCCCTTCTACTATATCAAGCCTAGCCTGCCCTATTCGCTTTAATATCCCTATTCTCATATTGGCTACATTGCCAGATAATTGACGGTTACATTTCTTACATTGTTTAAAACAATTATCCTCATTAAATCTTAACTCAGGTGAAGCTCCTCGACTACGATAATGACCTGCATCAAAAGAGCCGCCTTTAAACTTGTCTAACTGAGTATCATCACAACTAATACAAGGTAATTTATCATCTCTTAACCTGATAAACTGGTTAAACACTACCTGGACTTCCTTAATCCAGTCAGATTTACTCTTTAATGCCTCTTTACGCTTACGTATATCAGCTCTATCAAGCTTTTCTTTGGTCTTGTTGTGCTTGGCTAGTTCTCGTTCATTTTTTTGCTTAACTAGCTCTATGGCGCAAGTATGGCTGCATACTTTCTGAGTTGATTTAAACTTCTCAAACTCTTTTTTGCATACCTTGCATATAGGCTTCTTGCTCATCCTGCTCCCCTACTGACCACGCAAGTATCTTCACATTTATTAAGCACTTCTTTTATATCTACCATCTTCACATACCCCTATTTTGTATTTACTGGCCTTATAATAATTTGACACCATCTACCAGTTAGCCCTGCTTCCTTTATTTTGTTATCCCACTCAGTAACGCCTAAAATAGTTCCTTCTGACTCATTACTCAGTACGCGCCTATCGCCAATAACAATTTCGTTTATCTGTAAACTGGTTAATCTTTCAATCTCTGCATATGCATCTTTCAATAACTTCATGTGCTCACGCAAAGACTCTCTGGTGGCATCAGCCAAGCACCAATCAGTTGATTCATCGTCTGTTAATCGCGAACACTTAACAGCGCCCTTATTCACTTCTTGCTGGAAGTTAGTTGTCATTGTTATCACCGTTTAAGTGTTGAGATATAACGAGAACTTCTCTTACTCCTTTTAAGTCAATATCGTATTGGTCGCAATATTCAGTAAAAAAGTCAACAACATCTAAAATAGAATCAATCTCAGAAGTAACATATTCGACTGTCTGAATTACTTTTTTATCCTCATCGCTATTCTCTGTAATAACCTCAAATACTTTCATCATAATTCCTTATCTATTTATATGGTGCGGCTAAAATATTGCCAAGCTTTAATATGTAAACTGGTTCAAATACAGGCGCACCCCATACAACAACGCCTTTTCCTCTTGATATTTCTTTTAACTCAACTGTCATTTTTGGTGCATCTTTTGAATACCCGTTTCTAAAGCTAATAACATCATATTGCTTATTTAATCGCTTATTCCAATATGGCTTTATTTCTCTATATTCTTCTCGTTTTTCACCACTAGCGATCATATCAAACCACTTCTTTTTTAATGTCAGGTGTAAAACCTTCATATCTTCACCTTTAATCAGTAATATGGTGCGGCCGGCAGGGATCGAACCTGCAACGCATTGATCTGATGCGCTCTTTTTACTTAATCTAGTAGCTGGTAAGTTCGATTTTCTGCCAGCTATATCGCACCACGTTTTTGTTACTAGAATATCCATAAAAATATGTCTACCTATTCCACCACGACCGCTTATTCTTTAAATCAGTATCTAGTCTTGTGAGTTGGGGTTAAAGGCCCTTAGAGCCATATCTCTATCAAAAGCTCTATTATCATCTGCCTGAGTTTCTTTTTTACAATCAAGACAAACTCTATCGCCTTGACTGTAAACAATTTCAGAAAAAGTTTCTTTTACATCATGGCATCTTGTACACGTTAATTCTTTGATAAACTTTCTCATAACCTACACCCTTATAACTCTATTGTTTTGCGCCAATCTTCCGATAATACTCATCAGGAAGCATAAACTTAATCTCTAACAAATCACACACCGTCATCACAGCATCAATAAACAGTATTAAGTCCTCTAAAGATGCCTTACTTAGCGATTTAGGGCGCTTCTCAGCCACGTTCTCTACCATTACCTCTACGTAGTACCCTATCTGTAATTTAAGCCGGTATTTGAAGTCTTCTATGTCTTCTCCAGTTTCCTTGCACACCATGTTAGCCAGTAAATGAAAGTAGCTATTTTGTGGTAGTGTCTTTTTCTGCTTGGCCTTCTCAAACATGACCTGAATAGGCTTGCCAAGTATTTTACTTTCTTCACGAATTGCAGTGCCTAGATTTCTCATGTCGCCATATAGTGTCGATGGATGAACATAGTAAAGATGCTTCATTCGTTTAACGCCTCATAAGCTCGTTTAAGCACAGCACCATAAACCAGCAAATTAAACTCTAAGCGATTATTATTAAATAAATCATAGAGCGTTCTTTGCGGTTTACCGCTTAACTTGCTTAGTTCAATAATTCCACTAAGACCCGCTTTCTTGCAGGACTTGCCTGCTGTTTGTTTGTTATTCATGTGCTTATCTTAATGCGATATACGCAATTAGTCAAGTGTTATCTACAATATCCAAAAGCAATAAGCGTTTTTAATTTAATTTCTGCTTTCCAAAGCTTATCGAATGTTGCCTCGTTTACGATCGAGCCATCTTCGCGAACTACCTGGTAACCGCCTTTAACTGGCTCTATCGTGTAAATTGGTTTATCCATTATCAAACATATCTAACTGGTTATCATCAGTAGAGTTATTATTTGCCTCATTAAATATCTGCAACCCCAGTTTAGGGTGTACGCAATTTCTCAATATCTGAGCCGGACAATGATTTCTACCATAATAAATATTTTCTTCGTAGTGAATATCAAGCCAATCCATTAAGGATTTTTTACCAGCTAAATTAGCCATATTTATAAAGCCAGGTGGTCTATCAACATCATTGGCTTCAAAGTCAAAGTTTGTCCAGAATAAGTGCCTTCCAACTTTCTTTGCTTCTATTAACGGCTCGTAATATGGGGCTACGTTTTCAACAACCCACTTCCCTTTGAAAAAATGCTGTAAAAATAATATCTCTTGATACAGCGTCATATCTGGATAACGATTAAGTTTATGCCTTGTTGCCTTATTCATCTTACTATGCGTCTGGCATGGTGGAGAGCTCCATATAAAATCGAACTCAGTATAATGATCTAGTAAATACTGATGAGCATCATCGACTATTACCTGGTCATTAGGATGTAGTCGTTTATATACATCTGCTATTTTTTGTTCATTTTCAACTGTTGTAACCTCAATCCCTTCCCATAGTTTCCTATTCCCACCAAGTCCTCCATATAGATTTAAACCCTTCATAATTCCCCCATTCCATCTATCATCATTGATTGTGATTGCATGTTATTTATCCTCTCTAGCTTTAATAATTGACTCAGCGCATTTTCTTTCTCTTACTTGTTGTTCTTTATCTAATTGTCGTCTTATAGATTTAACCCTGTGAATATTCCCGCATGAAATACACTTAAACATGCGCTCCCATAATATTTCATTATTCATATCTCACCTCTATTTAAACTGTTCTGGCATATGCCGTTAATGTTGTGGTGCGTAGGCCCTATTATCGTAATCTTCTATCTTCATGAACTGTTGTAACCATAATGTTCTGACATTACCTATTTGGCCGTGTCTGTTTTTGCATACGTTAACCTCCATTATTCCCTTGTCATCAGTATCTGGGTTATAAACTTCATCACGATATAGCGTCATGATCACATCAGCTTCTTTCTCTATCTCTGAACTGTTCGCTAGATGCCCCATACTGGGCCGTTTATCCGCTAGTTTCTCGACATCTCTGTTGACTTGAGCCAATGCCACTATTGGTATATTTAAGTCCCTTGCAAGCTCTTTAAGTGCGCCTACCACGTTTCCGACCTGCTCCCATTTAGCGATTCTCTGGTCAGTCCATTTAATGCGCTGAATATAATCAATATAAATAATCTTAATATCGTGTTGGTGTTTCCATTTTCTTGCTTGTCTGATTATTTCAATAATATTTATCCCTGATTTATCATTTATCCAGATATTCTTATCTTGTAATCTGCTCATTGAGCTAGTTAATTTTGCAAACTCGAAATCATCCATAGTTCCGTTGCGCATATTTTGAGCGTTTATTTTCCCATTTATCGCAATAAGCCTTAATCCTATCTGCTCTGCTGGTTGTTCAGCACTGATTAATCCTGACGATTCATTGTGTGCATTTGCCAAATTCAATAAGAAAGCTGTTTTACCCATTGCAGGACGCGCCCCTACTACATACAAATCAGACTCATGGAAGCCGCCTAAGACATCATCTAGTTGTTTGATGCCTGTTGGTATGCCTGTTATGCCTTCGTTCTCACAAGAGGCCTCTATGATCGTTACAGCATGGCTTAGAGTCTCTTTGATGGTGTGCTCATGCTTTGAATTAACTTGATTTAGCTCCATAAGCTCTTTTACGGCTTCATCAAGTAATTCATCATTGCTATCAATTCGATCTAATAATTCGCTGCATATCAGTTTAGCTTTACGGTTTTTGCTCTCTCGCTTAACGTGGTTCGCATGAGATATTAGACTTCTTGCGCTCATTGCATCAACTTGAGCTTGACCAACTAAAGCTAGCCAAGGATTTCCAGGTGATGTTTTTTCTAATTCAGTTGAAACGGTGAATATATCAATAACCTTGTTATCGACGTACATATCAAGAATTTGCTGATATATTAATTTAAGAGATTCGATTTCAAAGTCATCAGCTAGTAAATCAATACTTTCTAATTCACTAGGATTTTTTAATATCGTGCCTATTACAGTTTGCTCATAATTAGCTTTCATCGTGTGCCAAGCTCCCATTGCTGATTATTTTCTTTGTTATTTATACCTGCCCAATTATCCCTAATGGCTTTCATAAATGCTGAATCCCAATTAACGTATTTATAGTTTTTAGATTCACAGCTTAATTTAAAAGATTCAAGATGAGCATTAAGATTAGAATGATTATTTTTTATAGCCCATTGCTTAACTCTATCTGAAATATCAAATCCATCAGGAATAGATGTTTTGCAGGTATTCTTTTTATTCTTCTCACTTACACTGACATTAACACTACCACTAACACTTACAGTTGATTTCGTTGAACGAGAATCAACGCTCGTTAACGCTCGTTGCTTTTCGTTGGCTCTTGATAAGGCGCTCTTTTTACCAGCTTCACTACGTTGCTTTCTTTGTGATTCCCACTTCTTAAGGTCTCGCTTAAGTGATTGTTTTATAGATGAAAATGCAATGTCTATCAGCATGTCATTTGATTCTGGATTCTCGCAATTAACATAACTGAATATGTGCTTAATAAGCTTTCCAGCTACTTCATCAGGCAATCTATTAAATAAATCTTGCTGGTCTAAATACAGGATAAACGAGTTTTTATTATTCACTTGGAAGCCTTTTAACGCAGTTAATATATATCGTTTTTCCTACCGTGAACTGGCCTAAATTGAACTTACAGCGATAATTAGTTGAGTAGTGAGCGCATACCAGTGGATTGTCTTTATTATGGCAATCACAGTCTTTAATAGGGCTCACAGTATCTTTTAGTATTAGATAAGATTTAACTAATAATTTATTGAATTTTTCTCTGTTCATATTACCGCCTTTGTTAATACAGATTTGTATTGACGGTGTTTAATATACTAAGATATAATATATTCCACCGTACTTTGTCAGTTCGCGTTGACTAGTATAATACCTGCCACCCCTCTCTGGCAAGTGTAATTAAGCCTCTTAATTGAGGTTTTTTTGCGTTTGGTGTATAATTAAGTCTAATCCTAAGCATTAATCTAAATAAACAATCGGAGAAAATCATGTCATCTAAATTAGATAGCGTAGAAGAAGAAATAATCAAAAAAGGCTTAACAGCACCTCGTGTAACACCAGCCAGGCTTGAAGAGGTTATCAGCTCAGAGCAATTCCATCTATTCGAAGGAAGCCAGCTAACAGTATGCGTTTTAACATTGCAAAACGGGTTTACTGTCGTTGGTGAATCTGCTTGCGCCAGTCCTGAAAACTTCAATGCAGAGCTAGGTAGAAAAATAGCAAGAGACCATGCAAAGAATAAAATATGGGCACTTGAAGGTTATCTACTTAAGCAAAGCCTGTATATTGATAGCAAATAAAGTTGTAATTTATACGCCTTGTCCGTAAATGTTCAAGGCGTTTTTATTTGCTAAACTTCTTTTTCTCCCTCCTATAGGGTGGTTGAGTTAGAGCCATGATTTTCATGAAATCCGTATTTTATTTCAGCCATTTTTCTAGCTATAACAGCGTCATTTTTATCAGTGAAATCTCCAAGAGGCATTGCCTTACCATTTGCACGAATGTTTGAACGCCATTTATTTCTTGCTTTGTCGAAGCAAACTCCAATGCATCCACTAGTGTTATTTATAGATAATGACTTATTCTTGCTATTTTCAACATGAGTAACGACTCTAATGTTTGTAATCCGGTTATCATTCTTTCTATGGTTTATGTGATCAATTTCATCGGAAGGCCATTCTCCTGCCATATAAAGCCAAGCCAATCTATGAGCAAGGTATGTTTTTCCATCAACTTTAATATAAATATAGCCATCTGATCGCAAATGCCCGGCTTTATCGCCTATTTTTAAATGCCTTCTTTGTATTTTCCATGTAAATTCACCAGTAAATTGATCGTAATCAAGTAAATTTATTATCCTATCCTGTGTCAATTTTGTAGATTTATGCTTATTAGCTATTTCTGAATCAGAAACTTTGCCAGTTCTAATGTGAGCAGATGCAACAAAATATTCATTCTTTGATCCTATAAAATAAATACCAACTTTGAGAGCATTTACATAACACGTGATTATGAAATCGCCCCAGTTATTAGATTTATGTATCGTATTAACTCTAATGTCTCTAGGAACTTTATAATTTATCATTGTTTGGCTTTCTCTCTATTGTGTTAAAATTAAGCTGCTTTTCTAAACCACGGATGATGCCCATAGCCATGTTCAGCAAGCCACGAATACCAGCTATCATATTTATTTGATGTGCGTTTATACATGTGTCTATAGATACTAAAGCATATGTCTGTATTGTTAGTCTTCATTGAGTATAAGCCGCGCTCTTGTAGCTTCACTGATATTTCATTAACTAGCCTTACACCTTCTATTCCTTCCGGTATTTTAGGCGTAATTATGTTAAAATAAAGCAATCTAGCCCTTCTTAATCTGCTAGATGAGTATTGAATTTTCGATCTATGTTCCTTTATCATTGCTAAACCCTCTTTTAT